GTACAGGCTGTAAAGGATTATAAGATGCTTGATGAGACACATAAATCGTTGGAGTGTACGGGAATATCATTTTGCTGTCTGTTCTTATTAAAGGTTCAAGCAAACCACCTTTTTTGATGTGTTGTTTGATAGATTCTGGTACACTTAAACTTACTCTCCAATCTTTTGCCACTGCTTTCGCTTTGTTTGTGACAATAGTTTGTGCATTACCGTCTACACTTAATTCACCGTTGATTAAATTTTTTAAACTACCGCTCATTCTTTTTGCCTGGGCAGTAATATTAGCCGCGGTGTCTACAAATTTATCCTTCAGTTTGCCTACAATATTAGTTGCAACATCCAGGTTATTTGACATTTTTTCAAACGCCTCTTGCTGATTGACCGTGCTGAGATCTACTTTTGTGTTTTTCAATTTGTTTCTGAAATCTACCATTTGGTTACATCCTTACATTTATTTATTGACAAAATTAACTGCTCAGTTTATAATGAAGGCATAACTAATAGAAAGTATTCATGAAAACTAAAGTAAATTACCTTAATAATAAGGATTTGTTAGAAGAAATACACAAATCTAAAAATTCATATTGCAGTTATACCAAAGATACATATTCCACATATGATTTGATTGTGAATAAAATAGACGCAATTAACATTAGAACAGTGGCTCAAGCAAAGAGAAACAAAGCCAAAAGGCTTACGCAACAGGAATATGAAAGACGGAAAGCAATAAATCCTAAGACCAAACTGTCTGAATGTGACATAGATTATCGTAAAATATCCAAAGACGATGTGGTATTTAGAGTGATGACTTATGATCATATTCCAGAAGATCCGGGCAGAAAAAGAAATCCAAGAAATGTAGCAGACAGAAAAGTTAAAGTAAATTTCCCACCATTCCAACATTGGAAATACGATAAAAAAGGCAACTTAACTTGTATTGGCAAAAGTCATTGGGAAGGTGGATTGCACAATGGAAAATTTAACAAAGACATTGGTAAAGCAACAAATAAGTTGGCATTGATGTGGATGAAATTGTGCGAAAGATATGGTACAAGAGGTAATGTGAGAGGTTACACATACAACGACGAAATGCAAGGACAAGCCATATTGCAATTGGCACAGATTGGTTTACAATTTGATGAATCCAAATCAAATAATCCATTTGCATATTACACAGCGGCAGTAACAAATTCATTTGTTAGAATAATAAACATCGAAAAAAGAAATCAAAACATTAGAGATGACATTCTTGAAATGAATAACATGATGCCTAGTATGACGAGACAAACACAAGGCGAAGCATCGACACCTCGTAAAGCGCCTGTAAAAAAAGTTGCCAAAAAAGTTAAGAAGTAGTTGACATTGCGTAACTTTTAAGTTATGCTGTAGACAAGTAGGAGAATTATTTTGTTCAAGAAATTAGCGGTTTTTACTGACATACACTTTGGCTTGAAATCCAACTCAAAGTTACACAACGATGATTGCGAAGAATTTATAGACTGGTACATAGACCTTGCGAAACAGCATGGCTGTGAAACTGGAATGTTCTGTGGTGACTGGCATCACAATAGAAACAGTGTAAACATAACCACTATGGATGCTTCTATTAGAAGTTTAGAAAAAATAGGAAAAGCATTCGATAAATTTTATTTCTTTCCAGGCAATCACGACTTATATTACAAAGACAGCAGAGATATACAGTCAACTGAATTCGGAAGATTTATTCCAGGTATCACAATGATCAACGAAATCACAAAGATAGATGATGTGGTAATGGTTCCTTGGCTTGTTGGTAATGAATGGAAAAAGGTGGGCAAGATGAAATGCAAATATATGTTCGGGCATTTTGAACTGCCGAACTTTTTTATGAATGCAATGGTAGAAATGCCAGACACTGGCGAACTAAAAGGCAGTGACTTTGTTGCTCAGGAATATGTGTTCTCTGGACATTTCCACAAAAGACAAATTAAGAATAATATTCATTATTTAGGTAATCCGTTTCCGCACAATTACGCAGATGTAGATGACGATGAACGTGGCATGATGATACTAGAACATGGCAAAGAGCCTGTGTATTTTAATTGGGGCAACTGTCCTAAATATAGAAATGTTAAATTAAGCACACTGCTGGATAAAACTAAAGACATCATGAAAAGCAAAATGCATTTGAGAGTTACACTAGATATTGATATAAGTTTTGAAGAAGCAAGTTTTATAAAAGAAACATTTATGAAAGAATATGGATGTAGAGAAATTACATTAATTCCTAACAAAAAAGACGAAGAAATTAATACCGACATAGATATCACAAAGTTTGAAAGTGTTGATCAGATAGTTTCTAAAGAAATTGAATCAATTGAATCAGACGCATATGACAAACAAGTATTGTTAGGTATATTTAGAGATTTGAATAATGATACTAATTAAGACTCTTACAGTTAAAAATTTTATGAGTGTGGGTAATCAAACCCAGGCCATAGACTTCCAACAAAAACTATTAACACTTGTACTAGGTGAAAACTTAGACATGGGTGGTGATGATGCAGGATCGCGTAATGGTACAGGTAAGACAACTATTGTAAATGCACTGTCCTATGCACTATATGGTGAAGCACTTACAAAAATACGTAGAGATAATCTTGTAAACAAAACCAACGGAAAAGGTATGTTGGTCACAATTACATTTGAAAAGGAAGGCAAAAAATATAGAGTAGAACGTGGTAGAAAACCAAACGTTATGAAATACTTTATTGATGATACAGAACAAGAATTATCAGACGTCAGTCAAGGTGACTCACGTAAAACACAAGAAGACCTGAACAAAATGATTGGTATGACTCCACGTATGTTTAAACATCTTGTCGCACTTAACACATACACTCAACCGTTTTTGGCTTTACATCATTCTGAACAACAAGATATTATAGAACAATTACTAGGTATACAGTTGTTGTCTGAAAAAGCAGAAATACTGAAAACAAAAATTAAAAGGACTAAAGAAGATATTGCTATGGAAACAGCAAGATTAGAAGGTCTTAAAATAAGCAATCAGAAAGTTGAAGAAACAATTCAAAGTTTACATCATAAAAGCAGTGCTTGGGAAACACAAAACAAAGATGATATTGAAAAATTGCAAAAGAATTTGCAAGAATTAGAAAATTTTGATGTTGAAAAAGAACTTGATGCACACAAGACATTAGAAGATTGGCATAAACTGGACAAAGAGCAAAGACAATTACTAAAAGATAAAAGTAATTTGGAAGCCACAATAGAACAAGCAGATAAAACTGCTAAAAAACTAGACAAAGATTTGAACAAATTAAATGAAAAAGCCACTTGTTATGCTTGTGGTCAGGATTTGCCAAATGAAAAAATTGAAGAAATGCAGAGAAAACTAGAAGAAGAATATGGAGAAGCAAACAGTTATGTGATGGATTTGCAGGAACAATTAGATGAAACAGAAAAAGAACTTAAAGATTTAGGCGATCTCACAGAAAAACCAAACACATACTATGACACAATAAAAGAAGCATACGAACACAAACAATACGTGGGCAACATAGAAACAGCATTGAAAAACAAACAAAAAGAATCCAATCCATACATAGATCAAATAGATGAATTACAAAAACAAGCACTACAAGAAATAAATTGGGATGAAGCAAACACACTACAAAAACTAAAAGAACATCAAGAATTCTTGTACAAATTGTTAACAAACAAAGATTCCTTCATAAGGAAAAAGATAATTGATCAAAACCTGACCTTCTTGAACAACAGGTTAACACACTACTTGGATCAATTGGGACTTCCACACTTGGTCACATTCAAAAATGATTTGAGTGTGGAAATCACTCAACTCGGTCAAGACTTAGATTTTGACAACTTGAGCAGAGGTGAACGTAACAGATTAATACTAGGTATGAGTTTTGCATTCAGAGATGTATGGGAAAACTTGTATCAAAATATTAATCTGTTGTTCCTAGATGAATTGATAGACAGTGGTATGGACAGTGCAGGTGTTGAAAGTTCGTTAGCAATATTGAAAAAGATGAGTAGGGAGAGAGGCAAAAACATATTCTTAATCAGTCACAAAGATGAACTGGTAGGGCGTGTAAACAATGTATTGAAAGTGATCAAAGAAAACGGATTCACTTCTTATGCAAATGATGTGGAGACATATGAGCATACAAGATGATACACATGACAAGTTGACCAAAGCCTACATGGCGTACTTCAAGGCAAACGAGCAGTTCGCGAAGAGGCGGAGCCTCGCTACCAAAGTAGCCGCCAGAAAGGCGCTCGCGGAAATTCGAATTTTGGCCCGAACACGTAGAAAAGAACTCACAACAGAGTTTGAAGACAGCAGAAATCAAAAGACACACAACCAAAAATAGCACACGGTAAGTATTGGTATGGCATGGACATATCAAGGAAAACCCATAGACACACTGCCAGAAGACTGTGAAGGCTTTGTGTATCTCATTACCAATACAACCAACGGTAAAAAATATGTGGGCAAAAAACTGGCAAAATTCAAGAAGACACGTCCGCCACTCAAGGGAAGAATAAACAAACGTAGAAGCAAAGTCGAAAGTGACTGGAGAGACTATTGGGGTTCCAATGATCATTTGGTTGCTGACGTCAAGGCACAAGGGGAAGACAAATTTACTAGGGAAATATTATACATTTGCTCAAACAGAGGCACAATGAGTTATTTGGAAGCCAAGGAACAGTTTGACAGAAGAGTGCTCGAAACAGACGACTACTACAATGGAATTATTAATGTTCGCGTAGGCGGATCCAAAGTCCTAAAAGAAGAATTAAAATCTCACAAGGCTTAACATAGCAACACAGTTGATAGCGATATCCAGGAAATGCAGTTGATAAAACGTTAGGTGAATCCTGAGTTGCAAGGCAAGTGCTTACTTGAGGCACAAAAGAAGATGCTCTGTGAAAAAGATACAACATCACAACTACTCACTTTGTTTGTGAAGGGTGGGTCAGTTGCCCGTGACTATGAAGTCTGGAATAGGGAGTTGGCGGGTCACCGCTTCCGATCGAAAGAAATTTCCTCTCACACAATGGCAGGCTAATCTCGCATGATGGCTCCTACTTTGCCCAAACGGGTGAAGTATGGATCAACTATCTGCATGATGCGACACATAACTTCGTTATGTTGATTGCTTAATTGCTGAGCGTTTAGCGAAGCAGAACGACGCAGTCGTTCTTACACATTAGGATCAAACTGTTCACAGTCCAACCACAAACTCTTATCAGGGTCTGCACTCTGAACATATCGGAGTTTTGTGTGACTCCAATCTCTCACTTCCAATTCTTCCAACACACTTTGTTGGTACACATGAATCACTTTGGGATCCATCTTTAAAATTTTTTTAACGGCGTCCCTGTCAGGACGTGACTCGTAGGTCTGGATGGTGGTCACATTTGGCATCT